AGGGCACAACAGTACTACCTTTTAGAATGTAGCCATTGCTGCTACCCGCCTGAGCTTGTTCGTTAAGGTAGTTACCGTTAGTCAAGGCACCTGTGCCGTTTGTTTCATTTGCAATATAGTGAGAGTGGTACGGGATCTGAGCAAGCGACAGTGCAGTGTCGCCAACTGTACCTGCTGTAGCAACTGTGTTTGTAGAACCGCTAACAGACTGCGCTGCAAATGCCGTTGTAAAAGGAACAGTGCCGCCGTTAACTACGTTGCCGCTTACAATACGCAAAGCGCGGTTATTAAACGACGTATCCTTGGTCCAACCAGTGGGTGCCGTAGACTGCTGAAACAAAAGACGGGTACCAGTTGGCAGCAACGAAGCTACACCAGTTGCAAGAGTAAGCAACTCTTCATCAATGTCCTTAATTGCAGTATCAACTTTATCCCAATTTTCGTTTGTCTTTTGGCCCCATGTGTCCTTAGACGCACCTACTTCGGGCTTAACTAGGTTGACTGTTGGGGTATTTGTATCAGCCATGATTAAACCTTATGCATTCGGAGGGGTTTTAATTACCGGATTAGGCGGCACAGACACCAGCACATCAATTATACGTGATACTGCTTTGGCTGTACCTTCAGAGTTTGTAGCCGTAATTTCAGACTGAATTGCATGACCTTCATCAGCCACAGATATTACATACTCTGGCAAAACTTCTCGTGGGATAAGCGAGCCATCACGAAGCCAAGCATAAGTATACGCAGGGCCAGGGTGTCCGTCCCATATTCCAGGAGTTGTGCGCAACACGGACCCCGCAGTATTGCCGCCAGTAAGCTGCGGAAGACGTGTATTTACCGGAGCCGTAAGCTGTGCGCTCGGATTTGTTGCAGCAATTGTAGCCATAATCGGTACAGCAACCACCCCTGGTCTAGCTGGGCGGATGCATACGGCAAGACGTGTTAAACCAAGGCTCATATTAGCCTCCAATCAAAATGCCAGAGCGCGTAACATTTGTACGGCTTGGATGGCCATAGACATTAAAGTCACGCAAAAGCGGTGTTGAGCCCATTCGAGCCTGTTTTGCTGTCAGATTAATAGTTTCAATCTGACCGGCGTAAAGAGCTTTCCAAGTACCCAACCGCTCATCTTCAGCAATATACGGCTCAGCCGCAATAAGCGCGGCATAAAGAAATGCTGACGGATGGCTTGCGGTATAAATATTTTCATTAAACGTTGAGTCTAGGTACTTTACTTTCATTGAATAACGAATTTGCAGGACAGTGTCTGTAGACGGCCTTGGCCAAACATACAGCTGATTTGCATGAACCGCATAAGCAGTAGGCTTGCCTGAAGGAGAAGCGTTGGTTGCGATAAGGTCAATCATTTCATTGATTGCCTTGGCTTCCATGGCCGGCCCACCCACAGCATTAACCAAAATCATGCGATTATAGTCGTCAATGCCAAGCTGCAAAAACTCTACAGGCCACGCTTCATTACCTGTGCATACGTAATCAAACGGACCTGATTCCGTAGCAAGGCTGTCAACGTCAGCATTCAAGCTGTCTGTAGCCATGTCAAGAAACGTGTTAATTGCGTCATCTGTTACAGCAACAGAATCATCTATATCTAGCCAGCTACGGACTAGATCACGCCATTTTGCATGTGTGGTGGGCCAACCCATGGTTATCTCCTTAGTACAGCGCGATTACGCTAGTCGACGTAGTGCCAGTTGCACGAATACGCGTGACCTGGATAGGCAGAATAGTACCGCCAGCCACGCCAGCAAACACCACTGTAGCGCCATTACCGGCAGCCACAACAGAAACGTCGCCAGTTACACCAACATACACGCCACGCGTAATGTACGGCAAATCAGTCGCATCTGCAGGCGTCACGACTGCAAAAATGGGGGAAGCTTGGATACCCGAATTACCAGGACGAATTGCATGATCAGGCATTTGAGTTCACTCCTTATAGGTGCTCAATAGTGTTTCAGGGTTAATTTGGGCATCGCTTCAAGGCGACGAACAACTTCTTTTTCGTTCCCCGGCGCAAGTGCATTGAAGCCTTCTGCAAACCACTGGTCAAGAATAATCAGTGGGATGGAGCCAACCTTTTGCCACGTCTTCGACTCATTCCAGCCGCCGGGATTAAGGTGTGCCTCGAGACGCAAATCGTCGAGCACAGGCTCAACATCTTCAGTGCGCTTATGATGCACATTACCTGTGTCATAATCGTACGCAAAGGTCTCATCAATAACACTGCGCCAGGGATCCGACATTAGAGAGGCCTCACACGCGACGGCTTAGAAACAGCATCAGTGCCGGCACGAACACCAGGCCCGCGCTTTACAGGCGAGCTTTTGGCGTGAGTTTCGGCAATCTTAACAGCCATTGGTTTTGCACCCTTTGAAGGAGCAGCCACGCTGTTCATAGGCTTGGAACGACCATTTGTGCCCTGGACGTTACGAGCGATCTTGCCCTTAGAACCAACTTCTTTGGGGCTGCTAAACGGATACATGCCAGAAGAAGGGTGCTTTGCCATGTTATACTCCCGAGCTCAGCTGGGCTTTGGTGGGTGCAGGGGCCGGGGCAGGAGCGGAGGCCGGAGCAGGAGCAGGCTCTGCAACTATCTCAAGAGTCCCCATGCCAACCAAATACTCAACCAGCTTTTCATCGTCGAGTTCAAACTCACGACCAACAACGTAAATTACGCTATCGTAAGGATGAAGAAAATCCTTAATCGCCCGTACTTTAGACATCTCATTTCTCCTCAAAAGGATGGTGGACTTATTGACATTGCCACCTAGTTGGGTGTGCGTCAGTGGGAGGACTGCACTAATTAACCCTGGGTATCAGCCACAATAGCGTGAGCAGCTTCGTTACCAACCCACAGCGTGTACTGCGAGCTGATCAGGGTATTGTCGGTGAGACCGGTACGTGCCAGCGGCTGCTGACGAGTCGGCCACATATTCACAACGGCAACGTAATCCGGGTCCAGAATGTGAACGTCAGCACCGGCCTGGAAGCGGTCAGGGATGATGGTCACTTCGCCAAAGTCGGACTTGTACACGTCAACAGCGCTGATCAGCTTCTGGCTGTCAGTGGAGTTGTAGCGCGTGCCGTAAGCATTAAACGTCTTGGAAATAAGACGCTTGTTGGTCGGGCTAACCAGAATATAACGGGGACGACCACCAGCATTCCAAGCAGCCTGGATGCCGTTGTTCAGAAGGTCTTCCGTCAGAGCACGAAGAGTGCCGGCGCCTGCAGCAGCGTTCGGATAGCCGTTGGTGGTGCCCGACAGAGTCGGAGCGGTACCAGTAGCGCCACGCTGAGCATTGGTGATGTAGAATGCAGACATGCCAGCCGCCTGACGCACGGTAGCGCCGTTAGCCGCACCGGGAACAGCCGGAACGTTGGCAAGAAGCATGGTTTCCTTGTCGCGCTTAAGCTCAAGCAGCTTGTAGGTGATCTGCTTGGACTTGCTGATGATCTGCGCAGCGTCATCAACAGCCTGCGAAGTGTCAGACAGCTTCAGATTTTTAACAGAGATCTGCGTGTAGTTACCACGACGCGAGGCATAGTCAGGGGTGCTGACCGCCGGAGCGTCTTCACCTTCTGCAACGCGGTTAGCGTTGTTGACAGCTGCAAGAGCAAGCAGCGGCCATTCATGATAAGTGTTCGTGGCCTTACCACCGTCAGTGGCAATCATGCTCATGAACGGGGTTTCAGTCGGAGTGATGCGGTTTTCTGCGTCCTGCAGATCTTCACGGATCACGCGGGCATTGTAGGTCTGGGCGGCATTGGCAGCTACGGCCATTGGAATTCTCCATATTGAGGTTTTCTGGGTTTTGTGCCAGCATCCGAACCCTCCCGAAGGTTTAGGTTCTTCCGAGCCTCACCATGTGTTTTCCCAATCCCTAGACTACGCTGTCGCGATTGGCACTTAGTGTGTTCTATTTGGCTTAGAACATTGGTCTAACGAGTGGGAGCCGCAACTCCCACCTATAGGCCCATGTTTAGAATCCAGTACGCTTTAACTTCGTACGCGGTGCAGATACAAGAAGCGTAGCTGCAACATCATCAATAGTACCCGTTTGAGCAGCCCTAGCTATTGCAGCTTTTTCAGCCTTAGCATTGTTCATGCGAGCATTAAAACTCTGCGAGCCTGGGCGAAGAAGAGGCTTTGGCGCCTGACGAACAATCTTGCCAGTCTTACCTTGGCGAGACTGCTTAGCTGCAACCAGCGCACGATACTTCATCGCGTCAGTTAAAACAAGCAGATGACGGTGGTCAATAATGCTGGCGACTTCTTCATCAGAAAAGCCATATTCACGACCAGCTTTATTCCAACCTTCACCCATTTTCTTAGCACGTTCTGGATCTTTAAGCTCAGGAATCTTGCTAACAAGAATTTCTGCCTGCTCAGCTGCAAACTCGGCCTGCTTGCGCAACCGAAGTTCCTGCTGCTGCTGAAGAGTAGCCTGTTCCTGCTGCTGGATATAAGCCCGCTTATTAGCCAATTCTTGCTGCTTATCTTTTTCAATTAGATAGCGCTGCGGATCGGTAGCACGAAGCGTAGCCCAATCAATATTGGGATTATCAGCTTGGGCCAGAATAGCGTCGATCTGCTTAAGTTTATTAGCCTGAATATTGAGCTGCTTCATCAACTCGCCAGCCATAACTTCGGAATGCTTACGATATTCTGAAGCCTGCTGAACACGCTGCTCAATAGCTTTGTTGCCGCTATACGCGGCTTTCAAATCACGAAGCTTAGCCTTAGTCTGCGTACCGTCGACAATGACTTCGTGTTCCGTATCATCCGGATCAATATAATCCTGTTCTGCGTCAGTATCGGCTTCGTAAGTTTCTTCGCCAATTTCATCTTCATCACCTTCTTCAAGAAGGTCAAGATCAGCCGGATCAACGGAATTATCAACGTCGTCTTCGCTAACCTGATCATCGCCTTCAGCCACACGATTTGACTGATTGGCGGGAGCTTTAGGTGCAGTTCCGCTGGGAGCCGACTCAAAGAGCGTCTCAGCTACAGCGTCCAAACTGGTTTCAAAATTTTCGTTTTCGCCCGGCATTATCGTGACATCCTTACGTCGTTAGCAATTTCGGTCAACTTACCCTGTAACCGATCAAGGGCACGCACTTCATCCCGCAGTTTAACAAGTGTCTCAATTTCATTTGCTTCCATCATTTCGGTAGCAATATCGTATTTCATTGAAATAAATAGTTCATCAAAATGCCTATTTTCAACAATAGACAGAATTAGAATTTTGCTTTCGTCAATCATTGCATGCTCTCATTAGTCTGCTTAGCAGCTAGGGTAGCAGCCGACTCTGCATCCAATTCCATTTGCTCACGCGCTACGCCAAGCTTGTACATGTCAGCGTAGAACTTAAGCATTGCGGCATCGCGCTTTTGCTCAGTTTCAATAAGCACCGTACGCAGATCCTGCATATTTCTAGTCTGCTGCTGTACCAACTCACCCTGAAGCTTCTGAATTTCTTGAGCATGCTGCTGCTGCATTTTAGCAATAGCTTCCTGGAATTTCATCTGGTTCTTCTGAGCTTCAACTTGAACCATTTGCTGCATGGCATCAGCCTGCTGCTTCTGTATCATAAGTTGAGCCTGACCAGCCTGAATCTGCATTTGCTGGCTTTGCTGGCTAGACTGCTTCTGATCAGCGTCAAGCTTCTGCACTATCATTGGCGAAACCCACGGCAGATAATCTGTCGTGTTATGAATGCCGGAGAGCCTCAACATGGTAGCCCAGCTGTTACGCAGGTTTTCCCACGAACAAAGCGGATTGGCCGGACCGACCTTCTCAAGCAAGGCACTCTGGAACTGGATAAGCCCCTGAAGCACCATCTTCTTTTCGTCAATTTTGCCAGAGCCAAGACCAACGTTGATCTTAATGCTCATATCGTCACCCCAAGCAGATGGGTTGACGCTGGCATAGCCCCATGTAACCTTCACCGACTGCGGACCAGCCAGTTCGTTTACAGCAACTTTCATAATCGTATTGAAAAGCGACTTAACCCCAGTTTCACCGAGGTTTCTCGCCATCATCTCAATACGTGCATCGCTATTTGACACTGCAGCGGCAGCGCCTACTCGCGATGTAGACTGAAGGGCATCCGGATCAATACCCTGGCTCAGCTTGGTAATGCCGGAACGTTTTTCCGAAATTTCCTGCATATACTGCAGAACCGGAAGCGTTTGGCTCATTGTCGGCGGAGTAGTGAGCTCTTCAATTTGGCCCATCTCTTTAACGCGAACAATGGCGGCGATTTCGCCGTTCTTAAGATCGTTAAGGTTTACCTTGGCCTCATTAGCGGCAGTACGCGGGCTGTTGACCAACGCAGCGTTATCAATAATCGAGCGCATCATTGCCGTTTGAGCGTCCTGATCCTGGATCAGGTCTTCAGCGAGCGAAATAGGCGCAAACACGTGCGGCTGGATCGAAGCCTTGCCGACTGCAAACGGAATGTAGTTAATCGGTTCGTTTGAAAGCACTTTATAATCAATACCGCCGCAAACGACACGACGCAGTTCCTGATGACCATCGCCGTCAACATCAAGCCATACGTAGGCTTCTGTCATAATAATGTTGCTAGACAACGGATCAATAGATTTGGTATTGTCTTCGTTAGTTGTCGTATAATCGCGACGCTCATCGCGCTCAGTGGTCGTCAACTCGTCGTCGGGAGAGGCCAGGGGTAGCAACACGGACTCAGGATACCCGAGAGCCACCGCGTTAGCAATAGTCATACTACGGCGATGCGCCATAACCTGGAAGTTACGCTCAGACGTTGCATTGGCGTCGTAGATAAATTCTTCCGGCGGAATAGGGTCAAGATGCCAAACGGTTTTCTCAACGAGCTGGGTGTAGACGTTGGTTTCTTCGTCAGACTCAGTCAGCTGAGGCGCATCTTCTTCACCCTCGAGCAAATCCTCGGGGTCTTCCATGTCAATAGGTTCAGCCGAGTCCTCAGGGGGCGAGTCCAAGAGCTCAGGCTGTTCCCCCTCTGCGCCCATGTCTGCGGGAGCCGACAGTGCAGGCACATAAGTGTGTACGGGGACTTTCTTTTTCTCAACCCATACCTTGATTACACCGACACGCGCCTTGAGTGCGTCGGTAGACATAGTAATGAGTGCAGTGTAGCCATCGTACTTTTCGTACACATGGTTACAGAATATCGTAGCTTCCTTGGTAGCTTTCTCTTCCTGCGGGTTATCCGTCCAGAACTCAGCAATGGTGTCGGTCTGAGTAAAGATGCGCGCTACCGACGGAATAACAGAATTGACGCCGGCACGCACACAATCCACGATAACCTGGGAGCGACCAGGAGTAAACCCGAGATCAGTGCCACCTTGGTAGTATGTGTCAGCCATTTCGCGATGTGGCTGCAAATCGCTTTCCATAAAGCTGACTGCATCCTGCAACACGCGCTGCATATACTTCTGGACACGATCTTGTGTAATGCCTTTAGCCATTATACGAAGGTCCCTCGGACATCACGCGAGATAGGCTCACTCCAATCGGAGAGATTCGCGATAAATTTCTCATTTACGCCCATTACAGCGTAGCGGAATGCGTCAGCACAGTGGCTGTGCTGGTCGTGAAGCGGACGATTCTTATATTCGCCATTTTTGTCGGAATACTCTGACCGATACATGCGCAAGGAGTTAATGCCCTGCTCGCAGTTCGTAGCGTCAAACCAGCAACGGTTCAAAACCTGGCGAACTGCCTGAATGCCGTCGTCTACTGCGTGCATTTCGAGCACTCGCGTATTCAAACCGCGGTCTTCGAGGAATTCACGACGCGATTTGCCCGTCTGCAGCTCACGTGCGCGAGCGTCATGCGGGAGCAGGTGCTCGTTGATCTTAAAGGGGAGCGAATCGACCCATTCGATGTAGTGATCCATCGACTTGCCGCGATTCTGGTAGTAATTGATGAAGTGCCACTCGCTATTGACGATTTGGAATACCCAAATTGCCGTAGCATCGCCGATACCAAGGTCCCAAGCCGCATAAGTGTTTGCGGATTTGTCGTGGCTTACCTCTGTGATGCGATATTCCAGGCTGGCGGCAGCCATATCTGCGCCATAATAGGCGCCTTCTGTGACAACTTCGTAGCCACCGCCCCAAACATGGTGCGCCATGGCCGGATTGTCAAGGTAGTCCCGCTCCATTTCGTCGCGAAGCTCTTGCGGAAGGAACGGATTGTCCGACCACAGCGACTTGACGCAGATAGAGTCTTTAGGAGGATTGTTTCCACGGAACAGCGCGTCTACAGGATCAGTCGGGAACCGCGGATTCCACGAGAATATCATGCGACTGCCAGGCTTACGAATGGTGGGTCGCAGCATGCGCAAGCTCAAAGGCGACATGGTCTGCGCTTCTTCACACCATGCGATGTCGTAACCTTCAAGCGACTTAATGTTTGTCGCATTGTACGACTGCATACCCTTGAAAATCATCAACCCGCCGTTCGCGGCACGAATCTCGTCATCAAGGATGTGGAAGAATGGCTTCAGCCCGAACGCTTCAATCTTGTCGATGACCAGCTGTCGCACCGATTCACGAATCGAGGACTGCACCTCACGAATACACACCACGCGAGTGGGCTTCGCGTACATAGCCAGCGTCACTTCTTCTGCACAGAAGTGCGATTTAGCGCCACCACGACCACCCCAGAGACCCAAATAGCGGACAGGCTTCAGCGCCGGAAGGAACACCTCCGGCACCTGCCTGCTAATGCTGGTCTCTGCTTCGCTCAATTTATAACCTTCGGCACATCGTTAGACATATCGATAACTGGC